AGAGTACAGGATATATTGTGCATCATAAGATAAGTCTTGACAGCAGTAATATTAATAATCCCGAAATTGCATTGAATAATAAAAACTTGATGTATGTATGCAAAGATTGTCACGATAAATTTGACGGACATTTCGCAGATATGAGATCTAACAGTCGTCATACAAAGGGGCTGAGGGTATGTTTCGACGAGGACGGGTACCCATCCCCCCGGTCAGACAATGGGCATGGGTAGCAAACATACCGTAAGAGGGGAGGTCTTTCTTCCTCTCTTTTGGTTTATATAGGGGGTGTAGGCAGGAGTAAAAGGAAGGTGATAAAACATGAGTGGATTTGCAAAAACAAAGAGGGCTGTAAATGCCATGCCGGACGGAGCCAAAAAAGAGCTGCTGACAAATCTTATACGCAAGGCAGAATTTATTCACGGTGAGCTTATCAAGCTGCAGGACATCATAAAAGAAAAAGGTTGGGTTGAAGAATATCAGAACGGAGCCAATCAGAAGGGACTTAAAAAATCTTCGGAGGGTGATACATATAATCAGCTCATCAAAAATTATTCTATGCTGATGCGGCAAATTACGGATAACCTTCCGGAACCAAAAAATGAGCAAGATGCATTCGACGAATATATGAAGAACAAAAGGAAGGTGCCCGAATGACAGCATTTGAAGAATACTTTACTGCTGTATATGACGGCAGAATAACAGCGTGTGAAAAAATGAAGCAGGTATCAGATATTCTTCTTAAACAGTTTGCCAAACCTGAAAAATATCATTTTGATCAATGTTATGCAAATGCTCCTATAGAGTTTATCGAATTGTTTTGCAAGCAGCCGACAGGAATGATCGGTGTACCGCTGAAATTGGAATTATTTCAGAAGGCACGATTACAGGCATTGTTCGGCTTTGTTGATGATAACGGTATCAGGCAATATAATGAGTGCCTGATCGTTGAAGGGCGTAAGAACGGCAAGACAACGGAAATAGCGGCTCTTGAAACATTTATGCTGTTAGCAGACGGTGAGGGTGCTCCTCAGGTTTACAATTTGGCTACAGCGAGAGATCAGGCTATGTTAGGTTTTAATGCGTGTATGAGAATGATAAAACAAAGTCCTACACTCTACAAGCGTATCCGTAAACGCAAGAGTGACCTCTACTGTAATGCTAACATGGGATATATTATGACTCTATCAAGTGATACAAAGCATCTTGACGGTCTGGATGTACATTGTGCTGTTGTGGATGAGTTGGCAGCTATTACAAACCGTGATACTTACGATCTTGCAATACAGGGCATGTCTGCACGTTCTCAGCCGCTGTTATTTACCATTACAACAAACGGCTTTGTAAGGGGAGGTATTTTTGACAAGCAGTATGAATATGCATCAAAGATACTTGACCCGAAAGACCCTGCCGAAAATGAACATTTCCTGCCTTTTATCTATGAGCTTGACAGTGCGGAAGAATGGACGGATGAGAACTGCTGGATAAAGGCGAATCCCGGACTTGGCACGATAAAGAAAATTGATATGCTCCGGCAGTTCGTACAGAAAGCAAAGGACGATCAGAGCTTCAAGCCGACAGTACTTGTCAAGGACTTCAATATTCCTCAGACTTCTGTATCTGCATGGCTCAAATGGGAGGATATCGTTAATACAGAAACATGGAATACTGCCGATTTTGATTACTGTATCGGTGGAATGGATGCAGCTGACAGTGTTGACCTCAACAGTGCAAAGGCTATTTGTATGCGTCCGGATGATGATAAGATCTATGTACTTTCTATGTACTGGATACCTCAGAAAGTTATTGATGAGCAGGAAAGAAACGGAGACAGAGAAGGCCGTGATAAAGTTCCTTATGATGAATGGATATCAAGAGGATTTATGAGAGCAGTTCCCGGAAACAGAGTTGACAAGCGTGTATTTCTTGACTGGTTTTTGGAGCTCAGGGATAAAGAAGATCTTTATGTGCTTTGGATAGGATATGATCCGTGGCATATTGATGACAGCCTGTTAAGAGATTTCCAAGCAAATTTCGGTGAAAAGTCAATGATCCCGATACGTCAGGGAACATTTACGCTGAGTCAGCCCATGAAAGACATGAAAGCTGACTTTGAGGCACACAAAGTTGTATATAACGATAATCCTATAGATCAATGGTGTCTTTACAATACAAAGGTAAAAACAGATGTCAACGGAAATATTCAGCCGGTAAAGGGCATTGACAGAACTCAGCGCATTGACGGTTCAATATCCCTTTTGTGCGCTTATGTAGTATTGCAGAACGAAAAGGATAATTACATAAACATGAACAAGGGAGCAGATGAAATGGATGAAATGGATGAGTAGATTTAAAGATAAAAAAATAGAAGATGCACTAAAAAATTATTTTGCTGTGATATCTACCTATCAGCCGGTTTACAGTACATACGCAGGCGGCATATATGAGATGGAACTTACAAGGGCAGCAATACACTGTTTTGCTACACATTGCAGTAAGCTTAAACCCGAAGTTATCGGCAATGCTGCGCCCGGTCTGGAGAGAGTTTTACAATTCAAACCCAATCCACTGATGGATACAAAAAAGTATCTTTACAGGCTTGCTACAGCTTATATGACGGACAATAATGCAGTAATTGCACCGCTGATAGAATTTGACGAAATCAAGGGCTTTTATCCGCTGATTGTAGGTAAAATGGAGCTTGTAGATCATGGCGGTTTTACTTATGTGCGTTATGACATGGGCAATGGTGAATTTTTTGCAGTGGAGTTTTCAAGATGCGGTTTAATAAATCAGTTTCAATATAAATCTGAATTCTGGGGAGAATCAAACCTGTGTCTGCGTCCTACTCTTGAACTTATTGACGCTCAGAATCAGGGAATTATCAACGGTATAAAAAACAGTGCCGTTATCCGCTTCATTGCCAAGCTTGCAAACTCACTGAAACCGAAGGATGTCAAAGAAGAACAGGAACGTTTGAAGGAAATCAATCTCGGCATAAGCAACACTGCGGGTGTATTCCTGATAGATCAGAAGTATCAGGATGTCAAGCAGATAGACAGCAAACCGTATATCATCAATCCAAGTCAGATGGAGTACATTAAGCAGAATGTATTCAACTATTTCGGCACGAACGAGCATATTTTACAGAACAAGTTCACTCCGGATGAATGGAATGCATATTATGAGGGCAAAATTGAGCCTTTTGCACTTGAGATTGGTCTTGTACATACAAACATGACCTTTTCAGAACGTGAAAAGGCATTCGGCAATCAGATATTTTTCAGTTCTAACCGCTTACAGTATGCGAGCATATCGGATAAGATCAATTATGTCGTACAGATGGGCGACAGAGGGCGCACAAGCATCAATGAGGACAGAGAGGTATTCAATCTTCCGCCTATCGAAAACGGTGACAGACACTTTATCAGAGGCGAATACCGTCCCGTTGACAGCTATGAAGGTACGGAGCTTGACCCGCTGCCGGATAGCAGCACAGAGCCTGTTGACAAGTCCGGCAGGGGTGGTATAATTGAGAAAAGAGGATGCCAGTCTACGATACTTCAAGAAAGAAATGAAAAATGAAGGAGAAAAAAGTGATGGATAGATTCGAAAGAACAGATTTGCACTGCCCGTGTTGCGGTCAATTTGAGTATGAAGAAGTTAACGGTTATGAGGTTTGCGAAGTTTGCGGGTGGGAAGATGATCCCCTTCAGTTTGAAAAACCTGATTATGCAGGGGGAGCAAACAGATTAAGCCTGAACGAATACCGCAAAAAGTGGCAGGCAGGAGAGGTCAAGTTTCAGCTATCAGATGATAGTTGAAATTGTTTGAGGTGAGATAATGTTAATAACAAGTCAGAACAAGGAGCTTTTCAACGATTATGAGGGCTTTGTTGAAAAGTTCAAGCCGAAGAAAACAACGGACGACTGCTATACACCGCCTCTTGTTTATGATGCTGTGGCGGATTGGGTGTCCGAAACCTACGGCTTGAACAAGGCTGATTTCTGCCGTCCGTTTTATCCCGGCGGAGATTATGAACATTTTGATTATAACGGCAGGGTTGCAGTTGACAATCCGCCGTTTTCTATTTTGTCGCAAATTATCAGCTTTTACATCGAACACGGTATCCGGTTCTTTCTGTTTTCGCCTACACTGTCCGGCTTAGTAGGATACTCGGACAGATGCACAGCCTTAGTGGTCGGGGTTGATATCACATATGAAAACGGCGCAACGATAGCAACAAGCTTTATAACCAACTTAGAGCCTGAAAATATCAGGATGCGAACATCGCCGACGCTATACAAAGCTGTACAGGAAGCTAACGTCAGAAACAGACAGAAGCAGAAAAAACAGCTTCCGAAATACTCATATCCCCTGAGTGTGGTAAGCTCTGCCGCTGTCTATCCGTACAGCAAATACGGCATTGATTTTGTTATTACAAGAGATGAAAGCGTCCGCATTTCATCATTGGATTCTCAAAGAAAAGCCAAAAAGTCTATTTTCGGATGCGGACTGCTTATTTCCGACAGATTGAAAGCGGAACGGGAGAAAGCGGAACGGGAGAAAGCGGAAC